AACATAGTCAATCCGACTGGCTTCCGTTGCGCTAACGGTGGCTCTGATAAGGCTGACGACATGTTCGTTAATAATTCGAGTATCTTGCGCCACCGTCAGACCCACCGTGGGAACTGTAAAGGCATCAGCGAGGATGGTGTTGTTGCTCTCAAACACAGACTCCTCTGCATAAGCATCATAAACGGCAGAGCTTACCTCACTTAGACCGAGTGTGACCTCAATCGCGCCATCCCCCGTGGGAACAAACTTCCAGCCAGTAACCTCAAATGTCTTGTTGCTAAAGCCCAAGTGAGCGTTGCTGTAGGTAACAATGTCACCGACTTGTAGCTTGAAGGCGCGGATGCCAAAGTTACCCGAAAGCGAAATCTGCTCACGGTTTCGGTAAAGCATAATCTTGGCAAGCCGTTGCGCCATAGTCGTTGTGCTGGTGAATGGGAGGGCAATATCAGCGACAAGTTCTTGGTTGTTATCGACTTGCAGAAAAGTGGTGCTGGTGACTTTCCTAAAGTCAGTCATTTGCCACTCTGTTTCTGCGCCTCTGTATTTACCAGTCACTGCGTTGAAGCCGTCGCGGCGGCTATTGCGTGTCTTAATCTGAATGTTTGAGCGGTTGTCGTCCTCGTCTAAAGCGAGAACCGGGGATGTATATGCGCCAGCCTTTACACGAAACTTGCCTTGTGCATACCACATTGAGCCAGCCATTGCTCGCGTCAGGTCGTCGATAATAGTCTGTGGCGTAACATCTGTGATGAATGAACCGTTCACCGTGTAGCGTTTCTCTGTGCCTCCTGCGACCAAACTAACAGTCTCATCACATATGGCAGCGGCGGCAGCGAATGAAACGTCATCAATCTCATCTGCGTCTGCATTTAGACCGTAATCCGATGTCAGGTAATCACGCAACGCAAGTGCGGGATTGACACCGTCATTCGTGGCGGCGGCTTGTGGTGTCGGGAAAGTTGAGAATGTAGTCGCCTGCGTTGTGGGGTTGTATAATTTTTTGCCGCGAACAACAAAGCTGATGGACGGTTCACCATTCGGATAAGCGTCAGCGTCAAACTCTAACTTGACGTAAACATAGGCAACGCCAGATAGCGTATGTGCGCCCGTCCACTTCCCGGCTGATGCCGCTATCAACTGCGGGTCGGCTAACTGGTCGTCAGTCCCAACGTGACGATAGACAAATGCCTTGCCGTCATATTGCGACGGTGATGTGACTTCGTTAAGTGCTGCGTTTTTGCCCGCAAAACCAAGTTCTGCATCATCAAAATAAACTTCCTCAATCTCATCAACTTCATGCCCAGCAATGGCAATAATCATGTGGAGAAACTTATCGTCGTCTGTCGTCTCTTTGTAGACAACTACGCCGCCAACTTTTGTTTTGCCATAGATTACAGCGTGTGGTGCAGCAGGGCTGACACCCGCGACCTCATATCCTCGCGTCTGCCTGTCCTGTGCGGGAACGTCGGGAGCAAGTGCCTTGCCGAGTTCGGATAAGGCGTAAACGGCGGCGAAGTGATAAAGCGCACTGCCAAAAATGTAAGCAGCACCAGCCGTGGCAGCAACTGTAGCGGTGCTAATTAACGCGACAGTCGCACTAATTGGGTCAGCAAAAGCCGAAGTGCTTGTGAGCAGCATAGGGACAAGATATTTCAGCATCAATCAACACTCCAAAAAATATCCGTCTCTAATGGTTGCACAAAATCCAAACCATCTAGGGTCAGGAACGCAATCTTGTCAGAGACAACGACACCAAAAGCATACCCAAGAACGGTGTCGCCTTCTAGGTGTCTTGCCGCAATACTTCCCCTCGCCATACCAGCGTCTCTGTCTAGCTTGCTGTCAATCGCCTCAATGATGCTGGCGTGGCCTGTCTCTTTGAGCAGTCTGCCATAGTGCATCTTTGCCTCATACGCTGTCGCATATTTGCCGAACCACTCATCCGCCAAGAACTCACCCTTGAGGGCGTGATGACAGGCGTTGATAAAGGTAAAGCAATCGTTAACGCTCCAGACCATCGGCTCGTCGCGGAGGTTCTCAATCATCTCGCTTAATCTAGTTTCCCAATCTTCGCGCCTCATTATCGACCCCACTGAAACTTCTTGGCTTGCAAGTCTTCGACAAACTCAAACCCACGGTCATTAGGGAAGCGAGACTTCTGGCTCTCGCTTGTATATCTGCGCTCTCGCGGACGCTGCAAATCAATCAGTCGGCTTTCGACATAAACGGCGATTGAACTGCTTTCCGCACCCTCGTCGAGGTTCATCTGGTCAATGTAGCCTGTAAATATTTCAGCCATGACACTTACTGGGATAACGCTGGTGTCGATATAAGCACCCGTCTCCGTTAAGATATAATCGTCGTCCTCTTGCTGCAAAAACTGTGCTTTATTATCTCGGATGCCGAAATATATTTTGCACTTCCGTCCTTGATACGGCTCTTGTATCGCTAGGCTCAGAAGGTCAGATGGCAAGCCAGAAAGTGTCAGGGTTGCTCCTTTGGCGGAAACGTCTAGCGTCTCATCGACAGACGAAATCTGTATCATCTGCCCACTTCCAACATAGGTTTCCCCATCAAGAATGACCTCGCCCAAGCCAGACCAAAAACGAAGTGTCGATGTGTCAAAAAACAGTTCAATGGCGAAGAAGACATCAACTGTCGGGGCTTCAACCGCATCGCTAAACCCGACAGGAATATCGCGGCTCATGCTATCGCCTCAACCGCAGCAAAACTTAAACCGTAATGCGTGACCTCATTGATTGACCAGTTCGTCTCGTTAGTCGCCAGACGGAATACACCTTTGGCGTTTGCCACCACGACAGCCGCCGCATCTACTGGCGCAGTTCTGATGGACGGGTATAGGTCAATTAAGCCGATGCCACTTGCGTTAGTGTCAACATCGTTGAGAACCTTATGCAGCGTTGCTGTGCCGCTTGTGCCTAGCTGAATATAATCACCCGCCAAAAGGTAGCCATCAACATCTGCTGGCAAGCCGGATACTGTCAGGTCGTCGCCAATCTGCCCCGCACCGTTCACAACGGGTGTGCCGGGTGTCGATGATGCCGAGCCTCTTGGTGTAGCGGCGGCGGGGTCGCCCAGCAGGAATGTGCCTTGCATACCCTTTAGCTTAATCAAGAAGGACACCCACTGCTCGCCCTCGGCGCGGGTCATCGGGGGAAGACTAATCTCCGCCTCAAGCATTTGACCACCGTGGGAAAAGACCTGTTCCTTAAACGTGAACGGTGAGCGTGACAGACCAACGGCATTTCTGGCGCGTAGGTTAATCGAGCGGATGCCAGTGACTGTCGGCAGGCTTAATGGATATGCAATAGACATTAGAACGCCTTACTAAATGAACCGCCACGGCGGCGAGCATCTAATACGGCTGCTTTCGATGCTTCTGCTATTTGCGGCATAAGTTGTGTAATCTCAGCGCGGACAGTCTGAGATACCCCAGTGGAAATATTGATGTTCTGGACGACGGTTGCGCCGCCGCCTTGCATTTGGTGGTTAGGAACGACGCGTCCGTTAGAGTTCGCTGTAAATAACTCAGCACCCTTTTCCCCCACAAGATAGGTTTGCCCTGCTGTTACAGCACCCCCGTTTGCGCGCTTACCAAGCTTTCCACTTGTCCCGCTGAACATGCCCGCGAGGCCAGAGCCTTTTGTTGTCTTAGTCCCCACTCCTCCGACAATCTGCTGAATAACAAGAACTTGTATAAGTTGGTCAATGATGGCAGCAGCCATATTCTTGAAGGCATCCTTAACACTTACTGTTCCAGCAATAATCGACTTAAAGCTTGAACCCATAGACCTTGATATGCTTGTCGCCAGATTGTCACCGTCTTCCCGTGTCAGGTTAAAAAGCTTTCCAAGTCCCGCCGTAGCCATTTCTACATCGGTCACCTTTTTCTGCAACTCCTCAAGGGTGATGTTTACAACCTGACCAGCTTGAGCATATTCGACAAGCATCTTGACGTTTTCTTTACCGCCCTCTGTCAACTTACGGAACGCCTCGACACTGTTAAGTCCTGTCGTTTCCAGCAACTTATTAACAAAGTCTAGGCTTTCCTTCGAGTCCTGCATGGACATAAGCTTCGGCATCGCTTCAGCAAAGGCTCTAAGCTGCTTTTCGGTCATGCCTGTGCTTTTTCCCAACTCCTCAAAGCTTCCGCTAAAAGCGGCCATTGTTCCGCCAAAGGCCAAACCAAGTTGCGCTCCCTCTCTGGTTACGAGGTTAGCTTTGGCAAGTTCTTCCCTAAACGGCTTTAGACCTTTTCTGGCTTTCGCAAATGTTTCGGTGAGTTTGAGTTGGAGTAAAGCTTTTTCAGCAAGGAATAATCCCTTAACACCTTCTGTAACCTCACCATACTTCGTAGCCAAGAAGGCAAACTGTTCAGACGATGTGCGCCCTAAAGCGTGGCTCTCTGATACAAGGTCATTTAGGTCTTCTATTTCTTCAGAAAACCCCTTCGCCATTGCCCCGGATTTCATGTATGCGTTACCAACTGCGGCTATAATAGCTACCGCAGCACCGAGAAGCGCACCAGTCGCGCCAAAGATACCTAAAAGCTGCGAACCCTGTTGACCAAAGGCTTGAAGCGCACTTGTGCCGCCGCCAACCTGAACCGCGAAGTCACCAAGCTGATAACCAGTCTGCTGAAGGCCAGACTTAGCAAAGCGCGACATTCCGCGCGTATTCTTATCGGCAACATTACCGAACTGATTTTGGATTTTGTTGGTTCGGTCTACGCGCTTACCGAATTGGTCTACAGCATTAGAGACCTTGTTCATAGGCGCGCTGGCCTTATCCAGCACGGCAATGTTAATATTAAGGGTCTCTGCCATCTTCGGTTTCCTTTAGTATGCTAAAGTATGCGACCCATTCATTATATTCATCAAGCGTTATTTGTTCAATCTCTGCTATCGTTTTGCCCAATCTATCTGCTAGGGCAACAAGATTAAACCTGAAGGGGTCGCTCCTTAGTTTTTTTCCTGTTCCTCAACGCTGGCTGCGGTGAAGATAGAGCCAAAAACAGTAGCAATTAAGTCAAACGGCTCACCAAGCATCGGCTGCTTATCTTCCAATGTGAACAGTTTTTCGCCGTTCTCATCTTCGGCCTTATGAATAATCATATCGACCATAGCCTCCATGTTCGGACTGCTTAGAAAGTTTGGGTGCTTCCTGACCATGCGGTCAATGTCATGACCGCTGATAGACCCAGCGTAAATAGACAAAGCCTCTCCGGCCTCACCCCATGCGTCAACCGCAACCATGCTTCGCTCACGCGAAGCACGATTAGCGGCGATGCGCTCTCTTAACTTAGACATTTGCCACCTCTCGTCTAGTTGTTAGGATACGTCAGTTTTCGTCAAAGCACCTGAACCCTGAAAGGCAACAGACATAGTCACCATGCCATCAACCGGAGTTGATATGTTTCTGCTATTCACGATGGCAGAACCAGAATAATAGTTCTTATCTTCTGTGCCGCTTTCCGTAGTTCCTTGAGGATACAGTTCAAAGTCGATACTTGCTCCGACTTCGAGACGCTCTTGCTCGGCATCAGCCGGGTCATATTGAACGTCGATTGTTCCAGTGAAGGTTTGCATACCAGCTTTGTAGACACGGTTTAGCGAACCCATAGCAGAGCAGTCGATTGTGTCTGCTGTGCTTTCGATTGTGAAGTTGGTAACTTCAGTAACAGCCGCGACAGAGCCGCCGTCGGCTGCGGTTTTAACAACACCAGCGTTGCCAATATAAGTAGTCATTTTTCAGTTCTCCAAGTTTGCAAACTAAGATGATACTAGGCCGCAGCCTCAATATCGTTTTCAACAGTAACATAGGTTACAGATATAGTGAAGCGCGCAACACCAACTGATTGGTCGCCATCACCGTCATACTCAACATCAAATCCAGTGATTTGAGTATCCTTTGCGCTGCCGCCTCTCGAAGGGTCAGCCGCAATAGCTTCTTCAACCTCGACGGATATTGTGTCGATGGTGTCGTCTAGGTCAGACGCTCCCTTGACGTAGGCTTCGACCACAACCTCTAGTTGACGAATTTGTGTGCGAGGACGGCCTATTGTCGCGTATTCAGTATTCTCGCTGCGCGTGTAAATACAAAGACCCGGAAGCTTTGCAGTAGCCAGTGGAAATAACCGAGTTTGATAAACACGAGAACCAGTCGTTGTCAGACCAGTCAATGTCGTGGTTACGTTGTCTCGGATAGTTTTACGAACATGAGCCATTAGTCTTCCTCAAGCGCGAGAACCGTAACGCCAGTTCCATCGTCTCTTACTACTCGAATTGTGTAGTCTTTTGAGTTGATGACGATGGCATCTCCCTCTGTTGCGTTAACAACATCCGAAGTCCGGCAAGTGAATACGGGTTGCTCAATAGCAAAACCAACAGTGCCACCAGCATCAGCCTCGTAAAACTCATGGTCGTATATTCCTTTAACAGAAGAAGAAGAACCGCCGAGAGGGGTATAAGTAGCCGTCACGCCGAAGTCATCTGCGCTAAAGAATACCTCAAGTTCTGTGGCGGTTTCTACAGCCATTAGTCTTTACTCTCTACTTCTTCTTTTTTCTTGACGGCTGGCTTGGTCGCCTTCTTGGCAATGCCACGGGCAACCAGCTTCTCAGCAAATGCCTTATCAGTATCAATGGCATCGCCAACGGCGAATGACCCTAGACCGGAAATAGTGCATTTCTTGGCGGCTACGATTTTCATGACTTACTCCGCTTCGGGAGTGTCAAAGTCGGTCACAGCCCGGTTGGTTGCCTTCTTGGTTGATTTAACTTGCTTGGGTTTGGGAGCATCAGTTTGCTCAACACGACCCATTGCCAACAGTGAAGCCGCTTCGTCTGCTGCGATTTCAATAACGTCACCCGCTTTAACGCGCTGACCAGCTACAACTGTGTTCTTGAGAATAAGATAATACATAATTTCCACCCTTAATAAGAAAGGTCAGGAGAGAGGCCGAAGCCCCTCTCCATCACTTTAGTGTTAGCCGTCGTTATTGACAGCAAAGCTGACAGCGTGACGAACAGCAACGTCGCACGACTGGAGTGCTGTGATGTTCACAGTTCCGCTTGTGCTGTTGCTGTATGGGTCTACAACGATGTCTAATCCACCGTAAAGACCAATCAAGCAATCGGCAAAGTTACCGAAATACAGGTCACCAGCAGTGACTTGGTTCGATACGATTGCATTGTAGCCATTGATACGACCATCAGGCTCGACAACAAACTGACCTGAACCACTATCTTTAGTGGCTGTTTTCAGCGCACCATACATGGAGGCTGGCAGGATGTAGGCCAAGTTACCCAACAGAGCGTTGTCTTCGGCAACGGCAGTTTCCATTGCAACAACTTCTGCGAAGGTCGGGTTGGCAGCAGCAAAATCAGTCGGGTTGTTAATGCCCGAAGTGTTTTTGATGCCTGTAGGCTGACCCGAAGAACCAGAGCCTTGAAGCGCGCCAGCGTCGATTGACAGGGCGATGCCTTGAGCAAGGTCGTTACGGATGAGGTTCTCAATGTCCAAAGATGACTGCATCATCATGTTGCGCGTGATTTGCGTATGTGCGCCAACAGTCTTCATAGACATTGCAATTTGACCGAAGGTAGGCTCGCTCTCACCGGAGGCAGCACCTTCAGTTGCAATCCAACCAGCAGTCGAAGAAGCTGATTTTTTCGGGATTACAACATCGCCTTGCAGACCGTTTAGAACGGTTGCGCCAGCAGCCATAACGCTAGAAGCGTTGCGAAGAACGTCAACGAAGTCGCCGCCACGGAAGTCTTCGGCAATCAGTGCCGAGTCATCAGAGGTGTTAACATCGCGTTTTGCCCAAGAGCGGAGAACGTCAGTCGGCAGCATGATGCCACGAGCCTGACGGCCTGTAGCAGCTTGAGCGGCTTCAGAAACTTCACGCTCGAAGGATGCGTCTTCTTGAGCCTGACGGTCAGTCGGGTTTGCCATAGCACGGATAGCGCGCAGAACGGAAAACTCACGAACTTCTTTTTTGGTCAGACCAACTTCAGCAGTTTCGAGGGGCTTGTCACCGATGACTTCGAGCAGTTCACCACGGAACTGGTCGATTGATTTGTTTTCGGCAACAGCTTTAGCAGCCATTTCGCTGCGCTGGTGTTTTGCGCCCAATTCGATGATTGATGCGACTTCTTTGTTGCGAGCAGAACGAGCTTCGTCTGCAACAACATTGATATCGATTTCTGACATTTCTGTCTCCTTAGTTTCGATAGTTTCAATTTGGGTTTCGGTGGTGACATCTTTAGAGCGTCCAATACCAACATTTTCATCTGCCGGAATAGATACCAAAGATACCTCCATTACGCGCCAAGAATTGACACGGTAGCTATCCGCATCCTCTTTTTGCATTTTGTTGACTTGGTAGCCAACGCTGATGTTTGAACGGATGCCATCCGTTACATCATCAAACATCTCTTTAGCCATTCCGTTTTTACCAAACCGAACTGTTGCCCGCAACACACGAGACGAACTATCGAGAGTAACATCCTCAACCACGCCTATAGTTTGCTTTGGGTCGTGGTCGAGAAGCAAGGGCATGCGCCCAGACTTCGCAAACGACAAATCAACGCTACTTTCAGTGTGGTCGAGAATTTCTTTGCCGAAGCTGCGGTCTACAGGTGTTTCACTGGAGACAGCAATCTTTACTCGGCGTGTTTCTTCATCAATCGCGCCAGCCTTCATATCGGATGCGCGATGCTGCATTTCTTGGGGGGCGACTCGGTCAGCTTCTTCTTCTGGGGCTTCTTCAACCTCGGCTTCGGCTTCTTCTTCTTCGCCCTCATGTTTGGCGTAGACAATGGTTACCGTCTCGTCATCGTCCTGCACGGCGACAACGTGGCGTTCTTCCAGTTCATCCGCTTCAACGATTTCCTCGACGATTTCCTCAACGATTTCTTCGCTGGTTTCTCTAAGGTCAGTCATTGTTTCAAATCCTATATAATCAAAGTTGTCATCAGAGCGTTCTTTGCTCGACATCGGATGTCCTGATGGTAACAAATCCGTGTCATGTTTGCCACTGCGGAATTTTCCGTTGCGGAGGACGTATAAAAAGCTATTCACGCGCGCGTATGCCCACTGGTCAGCAGACTTAACTGTTGGGCGGACGCTGCCGGGATTGGTCTTATACGCTCCAACGCCACGGCGGAATACTGCAATCAAAGTTCGTGTGCTTGTCCGCTTGGATGCGGTGTCGCCAACCTTCTCATTGTGGTCAGCGGCCTTCTTGGCAAGAGCGGTGCGAACCGTGTCGCTGACTTCTTCGGCGCGTTCATCCTTGTCGATAATCTTGGTTAACCCGCGCGCCCATCGTTGCCCTGCGTCTCCGCCCCACAATGCCCATGCGATGCGTCCATTCGACGGGTAGCCATCTTCTCCGGGGCGAAAGCCCTCGGCCTTCTTATCTACTTCGTGGCGAGAGAAGAATGAGTGCATACGCTTGACGGTGCTTTCCGACAAGTTCTTTCCACCCTGAATATCTCGCGCGCGAGCGATGCCGACCTCAGTTCCACCACGACCAAACTCGCGCCGCCATTCTAGGCCACGCTTGGCTTCTTCTACCATTCCGTCGGTTGGCTTATAACTCGCCATCGTCGTCTCCAGTTACATCTGGTTCGGCGGGTTGTTTAGTGCCAAACGGCTCAAAGGCCATCTTGAGGCCATAGCGGTCAGCCATTTCTTTGTCGCTCTGTATTTGCGCGAACAGTTCTTCAACATCACGACCATAGTTAGCGGCGACATCATTCATGCTGATGAGGCCATTATTGATAGCGGTGACTGCTGCGTTAATCTCTTTGAGCGGGTCAACCCAAGCAAAGCCGCGACCACGAAAGTGAACATTGCTTGCGAACTTATTGAACTTCTCTTTGGTTGCCGGAAGACGCATCGAGCCAAAGTCCAAAGCACTATCTAACCATGCCGTAAACACTGGCTCACAGAAATGCTCAATCAGGAACGATTGCAGCATTTTGTAATGGTCACGTTCTTCGATTGTGCCTTGACGAATAGACGAGTAAGAAACGCCAGTCAGGTCATTCGCCAAGCTGGTGTAAGATACGTTTAGGCCGGACGCGATACCTCGAAGCACAGCAGCCTCGAACTCACCAAACGCTGTCGTCGGGTGTGTCGGGTCAATCATCTTGAAGTCATGACCTTCCGGCAACTGGCTGTATGAACCCGGCTCCATGTCCACAATCGGCAGTTGGTTTTGGTCTTCGTCATCTCCAACAAACTCATCGCCAGATGGTGTCGTGATGATGCCGAACTTAGCTGCGGCTGCGCGAGCGGCGACAAGTTCGGCCTCACGATAACCGCCGAGCATCTTGAGGCTTGCAATGACTGGTGACATAAACGGTTCGCCGCGTGTCTGATGCTGACGCTGCTGAAGGAAGATGTGTATTATCTCATCGGCGGGGACAACTTTATATTTCTTGTCCTGCTTATCCTTAATGAAGAACGTGTCATTCGGATGGCTGGTCAAAACGTGATAGGCGACAGGACGCTGGAACTCGTCAATCTCTACACCCATACGAATTTCATTGCCGTTCTTGGCGCGTCCATTCTTGTCGTGGTCGATACGTTCCGGCTCGATGAACTGCAAGCTAAAACCATCTTCATAACGATTGTTGCGAACCTTCTTTACGAAGA